ATGTTCCGCCAATGGTTAGGTTCGCGTTGCCACCGTTTGCAGTGGTTAGGTTTGTGGTGCCGTTGATCAGAGCCAAGGCTGAATTTGAACTTATTGCTGCCAGTCCAGACAGATAATAACCATTGCCCACAAAGTAATTGGCAGTTACATAGTCAGCACCCACAATATTGCCTGACGCACCACCTGTGAGCAAGTTGCCACCTGTAATATTGCCTGTGGTCACAATGGTATTTGAACCAAATCCATTTGCAAGGAAGTTTGATACATTGGCATTGCCGTATGCACCCACAATGTTGCTGGCCGTGATACTGGTAAGCAATGCACCATTGCCAATGAAATAACCAGCGGTGACATTGCCTGTAGTTGACACAGGGTTTGTGCCTAACGCAGCAAGATTGGCTACTACATTGGCATTGCCATATACAGCAGGCAGTCCTGTCAGTTGTGAACCATTGCCCAGGAAGTATCCACCTGAAATGTTGCCTGTGGTTGATATGGTATTTGACCCAAATCCATTGGCAAGGAAATTGCTGACATTGGCATTTGAATATGTGGCTGGCAGACCTGTCAATTGTGAACCATTGCCCAGAATGTATGAGCCAGTGATATTGCCTGTGGCTGAAACCACACCTGCTGTGAGCAAGTTGCCTGTGGTAGTGTTTCCACTAACGCTCACACTTGTGAGTGTGCCAACTGAAGTGATGTTGGCTTGTGCGTTGGCTGTGACATATTGTGCTGTATTTGCAGTGCCTGCTGAGCCAGATGTTAGAGCATATGTGGCATTGGCCACAGTGCCTGACACATTTGCACCTGCTACAGCATTGGCCGTGCCTGCAAAAGTTGCCACATTAGCATAAGTGGCAGCATTGGAATTTAATGCATAGGTAGCATTGGCCACAGTGCCTGATACATTAGCACCTGCTACTGAATTGGCTGTGTTGGCTGTGTTGGCCTGAACAGCATTGGTTGCGTAAGTGGCAGCATTGGCGTTTAATGCATAGGTAGCATTGGCCACTGTGCCTGTAACATTGCCACCTGTAATTGAAGATAGTAATGAACCATTTCCTACAAAATAACTGGCTGTGACATTGCCAGTGGTTGAGATTGTGTTTGAACCAAATGCATTCAAGAATGACGCCACTTGAGCATTGCCATATGAACCCACAATGTTGCTGGCATTGATGTTTGTAAGCAATGCACCATTACCAATGAAATAACCAGCAGTAATGTTGCCAGTTGTGCTTACAGGATTAGAACCCAACGCAGCCAGGTTGGCAACCACATTGGCATTGCCGTATGTGGCAGGCAGGCCAGTTAGTTGTGAGCCATTGCCCAGAATGTAGCCACCTGTGATATTTCCCGAAGTTGATATGACATTTGATCCAAATGCACTCAAGAAAGTGGCCACCTGGGCGTTGCCGTATGTGCTGCTTACAATGCCTGTGAGTTGTGAGCCATTACCAACAAAGTATCCACCAGAAATATTGCCAGTGGTTGATATTGTGTTAGAGCCAAATCCGTTTGAAAGGAAGTTGCTTACATTAGCGTTGCCGTATGTGCCACCAAGACCACTCAGGATACTTGTGCCATTGGCATAGTTGATGGCTGCGGTGTCAGTTGGCAGTGTTAGATTACCAGAAGGTGCAAATGTCCAGTCTTTGTTATTGCCACCACTGCCGGCTTCAATCACCACACTCAAATTGGCATATAAAGCAGCATCACCGTTGTTTTGCAAATACAATCCTGTGGTGTCTGTTGTGACATCGGTAGTGAGTTCAGTTTCAGTTGCACTGGCCTGCCACAGTGCAGCACCGTTGGGCAAATTCACAGTGGCAGCATCCACATTGCCTGTGGCACTCACACTGCCATCATTGCCTAACAAAACTGTTTGCAATGTGCCTGTGGTGTTTGATTGAAATACACCGCCGCCTGGGTCCAGGTAGAACCATGATCCTACACCTATGTCATATGGTGATACAGGCAGTGCAACTGCATTGCTGTATTGCATTTGCACATAGTCATACCCTTGCATTTGCATGCCATTATTGTATACTGTGGGTGTGCTTACTTGCCCAGCCACAACAGTATTGGCCACTGTGAGTGTGTTGGTGTCAGAGTTGAATGTCAGATTGCTTGAAGCACCTGCATTGCCATCATTGTTGAATATGACATCTGTATTGGCACCTGGCACTGTTAAGTTGCCTGTGATGTTGCCAGCAAAATTACCAACAAAATAACCTGCTGTCACAATGTTGCCAGACGCAGAAATCACACCTGAACTGGAAATGTTGCCCACTGTGTTGGCACCATCTGTGCCCACTGCCAAGAGACTGACCACATTGGCATTGCCATAAGGTGTTGTGGGAACTATGGTTCCACCGCTGGCACCGTATAGTCCAGTAAAGTTATTTGATGTTGTTGTATTGCCACTCATTGCGGTGTCCTTATTTGATGTTGTATTGACGGTATTGTCTTGGCTGCCATACTGAGGTCAGTCTTGTGTGACCACCGGACCATTTGCCCAGGTTGTTTTGGTCTTCCACAATGTTCCAGGCTGCTGTGTATTTGCCATCGTAGATTGCTGCGTCTTGTTCGTTGTGGCGTTTGATATAGTATTCGCGTAGGCTTGAATACACATAGCCTTCTGCCCAGGTCTGCAGCACAGCATTGGTTTGCACTTTGCGGCCGGTGTTTTCCAACAAAGCCACATTGGTCACTGTGCCTGCTGTGGGTGTTGTGCCACCTGTGGCTGTGAAATTCACAGTGGTTGAAGTGGTTGATGAGACTGTGTATACACCGCCCCCGCCTAATGAACCAGTGCCTGCTGTGGCTGTTATAATGCTGCCTGGCACCAGGCCTGTGGTAGCAGTCATGCCTGTAATTTGTGCTGTCCAAGGTGAACTACCACCAGAAATTGAACCCACTGTGCCTGTGGTAGAAACAATCACATCATCTAAGGTGAGAACAACAAGGGCCAGGCCTTGTAGTAGTATAAGTTGATTAGGGCACCTTCACCAATCCACGGCAAGAATTGATATTGGTCATAAACTTCAGAGAACTTGCCACGGATCACAGCCGGCACATTCACAGGACTCAGATACAACTGAGCAATCATGCCTTGTGTTATGACATCTCTGTCGCCAATTCTGTCATACACAATCCAAGGACCTGTGGGTGATGACGCTTCACCGCCAGGCTGACCCTGTTTGAAGAACAAGATGGGCTTGTTCATGTCTGATGGGATTGGAATGCGTCCTTGTGAGTCAGCCACGCCAATGTTTTCTGTGGCATAAGGATCTGAACGCAAGGCAGGCAGTTCAATGTTTCGCATGCTCAACTCTGCCAGGTAGATACACTGCTTGATTTCAGCGTCGTTGGTTGAACCTGTAAAGTCTTTTAGGAATGTGACCAGGGCATCGCCTGTGGGAATTTGAAAACTCATAATGTGTGTCCTTTGAAGAACTTGGTTTCGCCTGCTCGTGCGGGATAAGGCACATCAATTGGGATGGGCAAGCGTCCACCAGGATAGCAAATGTATTGTGGATACTCTTGTTGCACCACTCGATAGAATTGTGCTTTGAGTGTGCGATCATGTTTGACAGCAGCCCAGGGCATGCCACCAAAATATTGATCTGAAATACGGATTGATACCACATTGGGCAAATCCATCCATTTCCAACCCAGCGTGCCGTCGGGCATGAGTGGTGCAAGTGGATCAGGATAACCTGCTTCGGCTGCCTTGCGGTATTCTGCACAGCGGCGTGCCACTGCTTCTGCATTCATTTGCTCGCGTCGAATGTAGAACTTGCCATCTTCACGCCCGGTTGTGGTGCGGATGTTTTGGCTGGCATTCCAGTCAGTTCTTGACCAATCACCTTTCATGGCGTTGTAAAGTTTATCGTTTTTCAGCAATGCGTCAGCAACGCCATTGTGATTGGTGATTGTGCCACCGTGATCTTGACGCCAATAGTCAAGATTCTTTTCTGGGTCGGTGTCATCTAAGTATTCGGGTTTGTTTTGATCAAGGCTCATCTTGTATTTAGCGGCAGGGTATAATAGTGCGATCAACTCACAAGAAAAGGGCCGAAGCCCTTTTCATTACCTTCACAATCTTGCAATTGTTTAGTAGGTGTCGCCACCGCCTGCGTTTGTGCGTGACACAAATGCACTTGGACGAGGATTTGATGGTGCTGAACCAGTGGTGCTGATGTTGTTTAACAAACCAACGCCTGCTGGGTTACGCACAATCAAAGTGCCTTCCATCAAGAACTGATCCAAACTTGCGTCAGCGTTTGAGAACACTTCGTTGTTTGGTCCAAGATCTCTCAGGCTACCCCATTGCAACACATCTTCATTCAAGAAGTAGATTGAGTTGCTTACACCTGACTGGTCCATGATCCAGGAATCATAGATTTCGTATGTGTAGTTGAAGTCACCTTCGTAAGTTTGGATGGTGTCGCCACGCTCCACATTACGACGGTTGATGCTGGTATTGCTGTTCACAATGTTGTCAGAGATCATGGTTCGCAGTGAGGTTGGAACAACCATTGTGCGGATCTTGGCATTGTAACGCTGTTCAGCGGTAGTAACCAACTGCTTGTAAATCACAGGCTGGAAGGTTTGGTTGGTGAATGTTCCTGTATAGAACTGAGTTCCATTGGAATTGATCACCAAATTACCCACATTGGCTGAAGCACTGTCGCTTGAAGCGTTGTTGGTATAAGTGGTGATGTTGGCTGCACCGCCGTTGCTTGGGTTGAAACTCAAAGTGCCTGCGAAAGCAGCCAATGAGCCCATGCGACGACCGCCTGTCTGAGCAGTGCCAGGGTTGGTAATTGCTGTTCCAGACTGACCACCGTATTGGGTGCCAATTTGGTCTGCACGAACCAGTTGTTGTTCCACATCAAACATCAATTCAATCAATTGCTTGACTTCTTGATAGGCTTGGGGATCACCACCGGATTGCATAACAGCACGAGCAGTTCCGGACGCAGCGATTGTGGTCTGGAAGATCTGTGTGTAGTTGCCCAAGTTATAACGACTGTTGCTTTCGGCATTGGCGGTATCAACTGCGGCACCTTCTTGCACGGCTTGTGCGGAAGGCAAACGATAGATGTCGTCTGTCCACAAAGGCAATGTAGAATTGACCTTGCGTTTTTTGCTCATGGCCATGTTCAACACGGGGGTATCGTCTTTTACACGATTGCTTACATCTAAATCTAAGTCTTTGACAACGATGTCACTGCCGTATGCTGTGGTTCCGTTACCAATTTGACTGGTTGTAATTTCTGCCATTTTAATTCTCCTTGAATATTAGGCTATTATCTACCACCTCTTATCTGACGCATTCTTTGCATCAGGAGGTTGTCTCCGGCTTTTTTATCACCGGCCTTGGCGGCTTCACGAAGTTTGGCTATGTCACTGTCTGAACTTCTTCCTGACTGTGTGTTACCTCGACGCTGTGTGAGTTGAGCGATTGATGCACCTGCTGATTTAGTCTTGGGTGAGTTGCGGTATTTCAAACCATCTCTCACAAGACTCAGCAGTGTTTCATCTGACGAAATCAAATCAATGTTGGGAATGCCTGGAACTAACTCTGTCCTGGATTCGGGCCATACCTTGGATATCTTGTCACGCAGTTCATTGTAGACATATTCATTTTTCAAATCCTTGTCTGTGAACCGGCGTCGATTGCTATCCAACACTTCCGAAACTTGCTGTCTGCGTATGTCTCTAAATTGATCTACCGCGGGTTTGAGTTGTCCAATAACTTCCTGCTGCTGTTGTATGTAGCGTTCATTCTGCTGCATACTGGCTTGAATCCTTGAGCGTTGGCCCGGATCT